TTGTTGATTCTGTTGGAGAGGTCGCCAAGTCCCTTACAAGCGTTCAGGACATCACGCCGTGGTGGGCAAAGACCCTCACTTACGGTCTATTGGCTCTAAGTATTATCGGAATCGGCTTCGTCCTGTGGTACACGGGAGTAGGGTCGTTCCTTCGTGGTGTTCTCGGTCTAGTCACCCCTCGCGCCCGCAAGGAAGCGGAGATCGCGGCGGCGGCTATGGACAGTAACGACCCAACGACAATGCGAGAGTTCGTGGCTGCAAAGCGCGGACTTGACCCTGAGTTTGACATCGCATTCCGAAAAGTGTGGAAGCAGCACCGCGAAGCGGCGGCGGAGCAGCCTCCTGTGTTACCAACAGCCCCATCAGAGAAAACGGAGAATCCATGATCCTTGCATCTATTGAATCGTTCCTCAGCGGTATTTGGTTTACCGCCCTCGTCGGCGTGGCTTGCTATATGGCAGGAAGCGTTTTCCCAATCAGCACCTTGATGTCCAAGTTAACGAAGAAGTGATCGGATGTACGCGCTGCCTGCCGACAGCAAGCATGGAGACCGAAGGATGGAGATTTTCACGCCTGCAACGGTTGGTTTGTGGGGAACACTTGGAACTACGATGACCTCTTTGGGAGTGGTGCTATCGGAGAAGTCGCAAGCGGTTCTAGCGGACACAACCTTCACAGAGACGACCCTTGTTCCTGTCGGCATGATGCTGGCAGGGATCGGCGTAACAGCGGCTCTAGTTTGGAAGGTCGCCAATCAAAAGCACATCGTCGAACTCAACATGAAGGATTTGGAGAATCGGATCGGACGCTTGGAGCATGAGTTAAAGAGCGTCGAGACCGAGTTGGATGACAAGCAGGACAAGTTGAATCACCGAAAGTGACGATTGATCTACACGGTTGTTGGTAGAGTGCTAGTCGTGTATTACATTGCACAGTAGCAGGAGCATTTATGCCAAAGAACACCCCATCCATCGTCCTCTCGCGCACAGATTCCGCCGTACAAATCCTGTTCGGCGGCTTCGACACATCCATCGACCCTGTTCTGATTGAGCGACGAGCGGTCGGCGTTTCGTCGTGGACGGTCATTGCCACTCCATCGGATGGTGACGGCGAGGTCTTGGACGACTCCGTCATTGATGGCGTGAACTACGAGTACCGCGCAACCGCTAGTGAGCAGAGCGCGATGGCGGTGACCGCTACAGAGCCGAAGCCAAAGTCGAAGTCTCCTCGTAAGGAGAAGCAGGCGGAGGTGGTTGAAAATCCGATTGCCACCCCACCATTGCAGCCCATGATCTTTGACCCGTGGGGTCTGTTAGAAGACATCTCCGAGTACGACCCGCAGGCTGTGTTTATGGTTCCAAAGAATGACAAGTAGCCGATCCATCCTCTACGGACCGGATGGCGAGAAACTTGACATCAACGCCTCCATGAACGGTACCAATCGCGAGCGAACAGTCGCGGGTGGACGGATTATGCGTTCGTATCAGAACTTCGTCTCAAGCATTTATGGAATCAGAACCGATCCCATTCGTCGCGCCACCGACCCATTCAGCAATCACGCTTGGGTCTACGCCGCAGCAATGGTTCGCGCAATCAACATCTCGCAAGCCCCGTTTTTGGTCTACCAAGAAACATCAGACACTATCAGGCAGCGTCAAGAGAAGTTGGTTAGCAAGGGACTGCCTCCCGAACCGCCAAGAGCCAAGAATGGTCGTCGCGCCATTCACCGCCACCTGTCCAAAGCGAACAACTCGCAACGGTTCACGGGTTCGAAGTTCAAGGGCGCAGAGCCAATCCTGACGCATCCTCTGATGGACACGATGCTGCGTGCAAACCCACACATGACGGGGGCGCAACTGTGGCAAGCGACCGAACTATTCATGGCTTTGCGAGGTGAGTGCTTTTGGATTCTCGCGAAGGAAGGCGCGGGTCGGCTGCAATCGCGAGGAGAGTTCCCCGAGGAGATTTACCCGATCAGCCCCGACTTGATGGAGGCGGAGGTCGAGAACGGTCGCTTGGTCGCGTGGAGGTACAAGCAGGGCGGAGTGAGGTCTGACAAGATCCCCGCTCCTGTGATTGGAGACCAAAATGGCGACATCATGCTGTTGCCGTGGGAGGTCATCCACTACCGCTATGTCAATCCCGACGACTCGTTGCGAGGCTTTTCACCGCTGATTCCTTGTGCTTCTTCAATCGCGAGTGACATGACCGCGAAGACGCACAACATGAGCGTGATGAAGAACGGAGCCAACCCCGGTGGCATCCTCATCGACAAGAACGCCGTTGAGCCGTGGTCTGCCGACGAGGAGAAGGAGTTCCTTGAGCGTTGGCAGCAGCGTCACGGCGGTGCAGGCAACCGAGGCGAACTCGCCATCCTGACAGGCGGTCTTGAGTACATCCCAACAGGAATGTCACCTCGCGATATGGAGTATCTCGACTCCATGCGTTACAACCGCGAGGAAGTCTTCGCGACCATGCGCGTTCCCAAGACGGTCGTCGGCATCACGGACGCTGTGAACTATGCGACCCAACTTGGTCAGGACGCGAACCTGTGGGACAAGTGCTTGCTTCCCGAGGTGCGCTACTTTGAGGATGTCATTGACGGAACCCTGCTGTATAGGGAGCCTGACTCTGTGTTTGCCGCGTTCGACCTGTCGGGCGTGGAGGCTCTTCGGTCGAGCCTCGCCGACAAGATCAACATGGTCAACACGCTGACGGCGAGCAACATTCACATGAGTCCAAAGGAGGCGTTTACCCTCGTTGGTCTTGATGTTCCTGAGTACGAAGGAAGCGACAAGGCGTTCGTCGGACCGGGTATTACCGTCAGTCAAGCCATTGAGGGAGGCGAACAGCCAACCGATCCACTCGCCGCGCCCGCGCCCGCCCTTACGCCCGCGCCCGCCCTTACGCCCGCGCCCGCGCCCGCGCGTGCGCCTGCACCCGCGCAGGAAGCAGTCAATTCTAGTCCCGATGCACCCGCCTCACCCGCACCAACCATCGCTTCGTTGAAGCGTTTGCGTGGGACGGACTATTGGAGTCTCGCTAATCGACGGCTGTACTCGCGTATGGAGCCGCGACTTTCTCGCGCTTGGCGTGGCTTCGTTCGTCAAGTCAGGGACTCGTTTATGGAGTCTTTTGACGGTAAGGCTCGTGATGTAGAGAAGCGTCTCAAGGCTATTGAGATTGACGGTTTGAGTGCGCCTGACGCGGTTTCGGCGATCCTTCCTGCCCGAGATGTGCTTGGCAGAATGATTGAGACGCAGTTCAGGCAACCGCTCATGGCGAACCTGATGGATGTGTTCAACTTCACTACGGACATCGACTTCCGTGGTGTCGCCAACTTCGCGATTGACGATCCGCGACTCATGTCATGGTTCGACAGAGTGGACGACCGCCTTGCAGACACCGCCGCTGTCACGCTTCAGCAGAACATTCGCAATGCGGTTCGTGTTGGCATGGAGCAGGGCGAGACGCTGATGCAAATCAGGCAGCGCGTGAGTCAGGTCTTCAGGATCTCCGAGAGCGATGCGAAGGCTTTGACCGTGGCGCGAACGGAGAGCGGGGCGTTCCTGAATAACTCTCGCCAAATTATGCACCAAGCACAGGGCTTCACGGTCTACGAGTGGTCTACGGCGCAGGACGAACTCGTGCGTGGAAGCCATGCTGCGTTTGGAAAGATGCCGCCGCGCAAGTTTGGACAGCAGTACGCACCGAATCTTCGGTTCCCGCACGATCCAATGTGCATGGATGCAAGTGAAGTTGTCAACTGCCGCTGTATGCTTATCCCAGTTGAATAAGGATGAAACGGATGCTCGACAAAATCACAGAACTCAAGTCCGCAGAAATTATCGACACCCCCGAGGGTGTTGAGCGGTTTCTTGCCGAACTCAAGGACGCAGTCGGCGAAAACGGGGACACCGCCGTTATGCAGTCGGCTGACGGTCGCCTTTGCGTTACGAAGCAGAACAACACTATCGGGATGTCTGACTTGTCGAGTGCGCCCTCGCGTGAGCGCATTGAGCAGATGGTCGCAGAGCGAGGGATGCCTTGGGACGAGAAATACGCCGAGCGAGTCATCCCGTGGTGGGCTTCGGACGAGCGCGTTGACCGTCAGGGAGACATCGTTCTCCAAAATTGGAAGTTCGACGATTACCAAAACAACCCCCTCATGCTGTACGCGCATCGGTGGGACGATCCACCGATTGGCACCGTTCTGAATTGGGAGGTCATGCCGCGAACGAGCCGCGTTTACAACGGTCGCAGCCTTCGCCTGATGCCCCTATTCGCTACCAAGGATCAGTACGAGTGGGCTGACACGATCTTCCGACTTGCCAAGGCAAGGTTCCTGCGGACGGGTTCTGTTGGCTTCTATTCGGACAACATCATTCAGG